CTATCCGATACAATTCTTCCATGGCGGAAGTCGCGGTTAGAGCGATCTCGAAGCCTCTAAGGTCTTCTACGCTGTAACCCCGCAAAGCGAGATGCACGAGAGCAACTTTAGTTAAGCCAGTGGCAAGTTCTCTCTGAATCCATTGTACCGATTTGGCAAATTCCGAATGAGCTTGCGACAAGCTCTTTTCGTTGGCTTCTCCCCCGCCTTCTCCGATACCCACTCGTGCGAACGGAATCTTAGTAGGGGCAATCATCTTTTTCTTAAAGTACTCGATATCTGCAATCTGATCGAGATTTTCTGCACCGGGCAGCGTGTCTACATCTGGACCGCTACCGTCAGGACGTCTTGGGAGGAAGTAATCTTCTTCCTGAATCAACGGCGAATATCGCTCGTCATAAGTGTTCGTGGCGGGATTATAAAATCTCTGCTTCTTGAACATACGAGCCATCATGGTCATATATTCAGGAATTTCCTTGGGAGGAACCATACCAACCGGAATGGAGAACTTGCGGCGTTCCGGTGCTCTCGTAATACGGTAAACTAAAGCACTATCTTCCATCATTCGCAATTGACGATAAGCCTTACGTCCACCGTCAATAATCGCTTTACCATATGGATGCGTGCTTGACTCGAAATTCGTCAAGCGGGTATGCATCACCTGCCAAGGATGCAAGAATTGTGGCTTTGGCAGCAATGAATCCGCGTAGAAGAAACCAATCAGATCTCCGTGCCTTGTCTCAACTCTGGTAAAGTTGTAAACCGACATAAAGCGGAGGGCGGAAACAGCCGTCCGATTTTCATTAAGGACAATTTCTGCCGGAAAGTCCCCAAATTTACAGAGGTATCTGATCACAGGGCGGCATTGATTATCCCACTGTAAAGTGTTAAAGAATAATTCTTCTAGTTCTTTCTTGAGTCTTTTATTGTTGGCTCTAATGACTAGTGTGTGCTTTCTTTCGGAATCGAAAGCTGAAGCTTCGTCGGCATATAAATCTAGAGCGAGGCTGATCTCGCCCATGGTATCCATCTGCTCATAATCTTTATATCTATCCATTCTCGATATCTGGATATTAGTCTGATCGAGAATAGAAGACTGATGGTTGATATCTGTAAAATCACCACCGGTCGTCAACCTATCTAATTGGGATTGGTCTTGGTATATTCTTTCATGGCGAAAGATACGATTAGTCCGTGTCAACGCCCTGATTCTGTCGAATGCTAACCAGTTGCTTGGCATGGGACTCCAATCGCCTCTTTGTCAACTTTATATTTACCACCAATGCGAGGTAATATATAAAATGAACAGTATTATTAGTGGAGTAACTTGGATTATGGATATTTTCGGTGGACTCTTCGGTCGTCGTCGCAGACGCAAGCCTGATCCGACTCCTCCTAAGCCTGAACCCAAGCCAAATCCACCAAATCCAACTCCTGAGCCGGATATTGTACCCGACCTCATTACAGATTTGTTAGACACTCATAACAGCATACGTGCTGAGAAGAATATTGGGGCTCTATCACTCAATTCAGTCTTAACTGAAGCGGCCCAAAAGCATGCTGAATGGATGCTTAGAAAGAAGAAATTGAGCCACGTCGGAGAAGGTGGTTCAAGCGTATCAGAACGTACAGAAGTTCTAGGTTATAGTTCCAGCTACATTGGCGAAAATGTCGCTATGGGAGCGGATAGCGTATCAGAAGTCATATACATGTGGTATAACTCCTCAGGACATAGAGCTAATATGCTCAGAGGCAGCTATACAGAAGTCGGCTTTGGGAAAGCTGGAAATTACTGGTGCACAGTCTTTGGAAGACCTAATACTTGATGCATTTTAATCATACACTCTGGGTCTTCATAACTAATAGCTAGATACTCTCCAGGGTGTCTTTTACATTCAATCATCATCACATGTGCTATATCTAGCATGTCGTTGATATCATATACTTTACTACCAAGAGTATGTTTATACTTCTTCATCAATTTCTTAATAACATATCCATTTGTTCTCCATATACCGGCATGGTTGCCATATAATATTACCATGCCTCTGCGATATCTAGGATTATAGAGTACTAGTCCAGGCCATTCAGGTGATAACCATGGATATTGAGAGACATATGCGTCGAATATTGGCTTAGCTGGATATTCTATAGCCATTAGTCTTGGCCAATAGGCAAGTTTAATGTTATATTTATCACATCGTGCAGAGCCGGGTCAGAATATTCATATGTAGTAGCCAAATCATCATTGAACATCATTTGCAATTTGAGTTTACGTTCTATAATCAATTCTTGATTTGGCAATTTAGGATGAATATTCTGATCTACATATCGATGATATTGTTGCTTTATTCTTTTGGGAGGACCTTCCCAATCCCCAACGATCAATAATAATTGACTCAAATCATCTTTTGATATTAGCACTTTCTCATTGTCTAGTATCACTACTCCATTGTAAGTAGTATGGTTGAACATATAGCCATATACTATACTAGAACATATATTCTTTTTCTTAGCATAATGATGTAATATTCCATCTATCATAATAGATAAATGCTAACGCTTAGATGGGTACATGCATACGCTGCAATGCCATGCCCCACAATTACGACAATGCTTGTACGGTGGTGGCGGAGGCGGAGGACTTGTTGGTCGTTCAGCACCTGTTAAAGAAGCACCATTAGGTGCTTTATCTCCAGCTTTAGGCAATGGTGGTGGATAAATTGGCACTTTACTGCTCACGGCACTCTCCACGCCAAGACTGCAATATACTGATGTACTAATTCTCTTGTGTTCGGATGGAGAATAATCTTCTCCTTATTATTGTTATACCACGTAGAGAGTTCCCGCGTTCCGGTGATAGCTAAACCGGCTCCAGACCAGTCAGCCACCATCTCTCTAACGTACTTGTCTGGCATTTCCAAAGGCTGGATCTTCGGCTCCGAAGAATCATTAACCAAAATCCAATACTGCCAATGATGAGGATTGGCTTTCTGATGATGATTCCATGCGTGGTCGAAAGCTAAAAGCGATTCGTCATTCTTTTCAATATTAAAGTATCTGACGTAAGGAAACCATTCGCATGGTAAGAACTTGCTAAAATCGTGTATGAATAGCTGCCAATACGACACTTTAAGAACGCGGCCCTCGCGAAAGACGAACCACTTATGACGAATCACATACTTGAGATACTTCCAGTGTGCTTTAAAATTCGTCATTTGTCTTTGGTGTAATAATATTTTGGGTTTTGAACTAAAGGCTTGCCGTTAGAAATCGGCACCGCTCCAAGTTGCAAAGTGAACTGATCTACAAAACGCTGTGCACCTTGTTCCGGTAGCTCCATTGGAGCCATAACAACCGGCATTGTTAGAGCGGGACCGCCAACAGAAGCGAATTTCTGCTGCATTTCTACGCGAGCAGTGTCTGAAAGTATCAGAGGGCCAGTTGCTGCCTTATAGTCTGATTGACCGAAAATAGGAGTCAGATTCGCATGATCGATAGAGATTGCATCAAACGAAGCGTATAGGGCCAACGCTGCCGCCATCACCAAGTCGTCATAGTTATCACTACCGTCTTCGGCCTCTGTCTTCATCGTATCGCGACCAGTACGGTCGCGTTTACGAACATAAGTATTAAATTGTTTCAAAAGGCGGCGGCTGTATATCTTATATCCTAATCCTTCTTTGTCTCTGACAAGATCAATCAATACCTTATTCAAGATCTGCTTGGATGCTTGACTTGTCATGAAGCCATAGTTGCCCACCTTCAAAGCTCTTGGCTTCCTTTTGCCTTTACCAGGAGCAGTAGGCTTGTCATTAATGTCCTTCTTACGCCATAATTTCGGATACATGATCTTATGGCGTAACTCTTCGATGACCATATCGCCGCCGTTATTGCGTTCAATAACTAACAGCCCACAATTATAATATCGGCTAATGCGATCAACATATTTCACAAGTTCCGATGGTAGAACCCTTGCCATGAATTCGGCAGCTTGTTCTTGCTCATCGACATCGAAGACTTCAATAGTGCTATAGTCGCGGGCTCTACCAGATGCAATATCCACTCCAATCACATAATTGTGACCAGGAGCCCCTGGGATAATGATCTGATTCCCTCGACGCTTTTCAGGAATTGCAAGTACGGGTTCTTTCCAAATCCATAAACCTTCGTTTTTCTCTTTAAAGAAGAATGGTAATTCTTCAGCTTCACCAGTGACAGGATGCACCCAAGTATGGGAACCCTTCACTACATGCATAGGATCGGCGACTGTGTCCTGCAAATGCGTCAGAACAGTCTTACTCAAAACAGTATTACCAGAACCTACGAATTGAGCAAGAATTTCCTGCTCGAAACGCCAAGCTTCACCTTTTTCCTGGAGACCGCGATATTGTGTCTCAAGCCATGGGGACCAATATGGTCCATACTTGACAGGGTCTAGCTTGATTTCCCCATGCTCGGGGTCTTCAATAATGCGTCCGTCGCACTGCGTAAGCCCATCTCTGGGAGCGATACGCATGTGACGGCCGGAAATGGGGTCATCATATTCGATGACCCAATCCATGTCCCACCAGTTAATGATGACAGGATTAAAAGGCCCGGTACCAGTTTCGGCATCCGTCATCGTGCTCCAGTACCAGCCTCCCACTCCGTTCGTAGTGGAGATGACGATACAGGAGCCCCCGTGCTGAAGTGTAGGCCAGCCCCCGGCCCACATCGCATCCATATTCTGAATGAATGCTGCTTCGTCGATAATATTCAACGATGACGAATTCGAACGCATTACGTCCGGATGGCTCGTCAGGCTCTTTATACGCGAACCATTAGGAAATATCAGTTCATGGTCTGTTCTCTTAATTGGCTTCCACATCTCCACCATCCAAGCGGGGAGATTGTCGAATAAGAACAGAATTTGTTCCCGGAGGAAACCCATCGCGTCTTCGTCAGTACGCGAAATGATAAGGATCGTTTTATTATTGTGAAACATCGCATACCATAATGCGAATGCTCCACTAATCTTAGAAATGCCCACCTGTCTGCATTTTTTGAAAATGTTAAAACGATTTTTACGGAAGGCCATAATAGCCTTCTTTTGATATGAGAAGATT